GAAGTCGCTGTCGTTTTCAAAATCGGTGGAGCTGCATGACAAAGTCATCGGGCATTATCTGAACATAAAACACTATCAATAAGTTGGAGTCATTACCGACTTTCTGACCAATTTTCTGAAATGTGTTCTCCGAATTTGGGCAAATAGAAAAAGGCCATTTCCATTCAGGGTCTGATGGAAATACTTCAGCCTGTTCCAAAGCACGGCGTAAAGAGAACACAACTCCAGCCATAATCTGATGTTTCTCATTGGTCCAGCTATCGCCGCTCTGATCTACAGGGGCGGCTATGTCGTATGACCAAACGACTTCACAGTTATTGTTTAAAATCTGGACTTTCATTTCATACACCTGCTTTAACATGAGTGCCTAGTGGCACAACATGACTCAACGAATCATCCTGGACTTCATATGCCCCAGGCGGCTACTTCGTGGGCGTCCTGCCTGTTCGTTGTTTCGCTTGGGTACATTATGTATCTCAAAGGTACATTGTCAAGTATAAAAAAACCTGCCGAAGCAGGTTCATAAACATTGATTAGGCTTTGATTTTGTATCTTCTTGGTTTTCCTGAGAAAATCACTGTACCAATTATAGAGCAATTACCGTTGATCTTAATGTAAGGCTCAGGCCAGTTTGGGTTTAACGCTTTGAGATAACGCTGTGTCCCATCTTCTATCAACCTTTTGAAGGTGGTTTCACCTGTATCGTGCATCAATGCAATAACGTCGTCACCGTGGCAGGCAGGTACTTCAGGATCGACAAAAATCATGTCTCCCGGGCGGTACTCATCAATCATTGAATCACCTATCACCCGCAAGATATAAGTCATTTCCCCACAGGGTACAGGGCAGGGATACGTTTCTGCTGTGCTCAAATCAACCTCAGAATATCCAACTTCTTTCCATGCTCCGGCCTGTACCCATGATATGACAGGGACTAATGTGATTTGTTTATTAGTGATTGAAACATCAGGTTTTTTTGTGATGTTCGTTGTCTGGTGTTCTTGATCGAGCCATCCGACAGGCAGGTCGAAACATTTTTCGATGTGTCGTGCCATGCTGTCACCGATATTTTTAGTAGCACCATCTCCCATAAACCTGCTGGTCTGGGTTGGCTCGCGATCAATCATAGTGGCAAAGGAAGAATTCCCGCCAACACCATCTCTCAGTTTTCTGGCGTTAGACCGCCGGATGTCATGGATTGTTTTCATAACGAAATTAAAACCCTTGTACCGTTAAGGTACAAGTATCTTGAAGGTTCATTTCAATCATGTAATATGTACACCGGAGGTACATATTGTATGAAAGCGTATTGGGACTCTTTAACCAAAGAACAGCAGGGCGAGTTGGCCGGAAAAGTTGGCTCAACACCTGGCTACTTACGGCTGGTTTTCAATGGCTATAAAAAAGCCAGTTTTGTGCTGGCTAAAAAACTTGAGCAATGCACGTCAGGTGCAATTACGAAATCTGACTTAAGACCGGATATCTATCCGAAAGATTAGCAGAACACTTTCATTTTTTAACCACAGAACGATGAGGCTAATTGTGGGTAAGCATCACTGGAAAATAGAAAAACAGCCTGAGTGGTACGTGAAAGCTGTCAGAAAAACTATCGCGGCGTTGCCGGGTGGTTACGCTGAAGCGGCTGACTGGCTCGATGTAACAGAAAACGCTTTATTCAACCGCCTTCGTGCAGATGGCGATCAGATTTTCCCGCTGGGATGGGCAATGGTTTTACAGCGTGCTGGTGGCACTCACTTCATTGCTGATGCTGTGGCGCAGTCTGCAAATGGCGTCTTTGTGTCTCTTCCTGACGTCGAGGATGTGGACAACGCCGATATTAACCAGCGTCTGCTGGAAGTCATTGAACAGATCGGCAGTTATTCAAAACAGATTCGTTCAGCAATCGAAGACGGTGTAGTGGAACCGCATGAGAAGACAGCAATTAACGACGAGCTGTATCTCTCAATTTCGAAGCTGCAGGAGCATGCAGCACTTGTCTACAAAATTTTTTGCATTTCAGAAAGTAATGACGCCCGCGAGTGTGCAGCTCCGGGCGTCGTGGCGTCGATTGCTTCTGGTTGTGGAGAAACTAACGCATGAACAGTTTAACAACACACTACCGTCGCTCGCAACTGATTGCGCTTCCTGTTCCGGGTGGAAAAGCGAAGGTGGAATATTGCTATGCAGTGAATGTACCAGGTGACAGGGAAATTGTAACCCACAGCTTTGCAGAGTGGGCTGTGGGTGATTTCAACCGGCAGAAGGAGACAGTCCTTTGCGACAAGTTAACCGCTGGTTCAAAGATCACTACGGAGTGCCCGTCAGAGTCATTCGTTGGGAGTCGGAAACACAACGTGTTATCTACCTCCGCGAAGGCTATGAGCATGAGTGCTTCAGCCCGCTCGAACAGTTTCGTCGTAAATTCAGGGAAATAGAGGTCGGTCATGAGCACTAAATTAACCGGCTATGTATGGGATGGTTGCGCTGCATCAGGCATGAAATTATCCAGCGTGGCAATTATGGCCCGCCTGGCTGATTTCAGTAATGACGAAGGTGTGTGCTGGCCATCAATTGAAACCATTGCCCGTCAGATTGGCGCGGGGATGAGTACCGTCAGAACGGCTATCGCACGGCTGGAAGCAGAAGGCTGGTTAACGCGTAAGGCGCGTCGCCAGGGTAACCGCAATGCGTCGAATGTTTATCAGCTTAACGTTGCGAAGCTTCAGGCAGCGGCATTTTCTCAACTGTCAGATTCTGACCCGTCAAAATCTGACGCATCAAAATCTGACCCGTCAAAATTTGATGCGTCGAAATCAGGCAAAAAAGCGGGTTTTCACCCGTCAGAATCTGGCGGGGATCCGTCAGTAAAATCAAAACATGATCCGTCAGATAAAAAACCTTCTCGTCCGGACGCTTCGCAACCGGACACGCAGACGGCTGAACAGGATTTTTTAACTCGCCATCCTGATGCGGTTGTATTCAGCCCTAAAAAGCGCCAGTGGGGGACGCAGGATGATTTGACCTGCGCACAGTGGCTCTGGAAAAAAATCATCGCCCTGTACGAGCAGGCTGCCGAATGTGACGGCGAGGTGGTTCGTCCCAAAGAACCGAACTGGACAGCCTGGGCAAACGAAATTCGCCTGATGTGTGTGCAGGATGGTCGTACTCACAAACAAATCTGCGAGATGTACAGCCGCGTCAGCCGCGATCCGTTCTGGTGCCGTAACGTGCTCAGCCCGTCGAAGCTGCGGGAAAAATGGGATGAGCTTTCCCTGCGCTTATCGCCGTCCGTCAGCACGTACACAGAAAAACGCGAAGACCCGTACTTCAAAGCCAGTTACGACAATGTGGACTACAGCCAGATCCCGGCAGGATTCAGGGGGTGAGCATGAGTCTTTTGAATGACGTTCAGAAATTCATTGAAGCCCATCCGGGCTGTACTTCCGGAGACATTGCGGATGCTTTTGCAGGTTACTCACGGCAGCGCGTTCTGCAGTCAGCAAGCAAGTTACGTCAGAGTGGGCGTGTGGCTCACCGTTGTGAAGGAGATACACACAGACATTTCCCGCGCCTGACTGAGAGAGCGCAGGATCCGGAACCACAACCAGTTCGTGAAACCAGACCTGTGCGCAATTTCTATGTCGGCACTAACGATCCACGGGTGATTTTGTGCCTGACCCGCCAGGCTGAAGAACTGGAGTCCAGGGGCTTATACCGTCGTGCTGCAACCGTGTGGATGGCGGCATTCCGTGAAAGCCACTCCCAGCCAGAACGAAACAATTTTCTGGCGCGTCGTGAGCGGTGCTTACGGAAAAGCAGCAAGCGCGCTGCATCGGGTGAAGAGTGGTATCTGTCAGGGAATTACGTGGGGGCTTAATGAGTAATAAATATTGCCAGGCGCTGGTGGAACTGCGGAACAAACCAGCCCATGAACTGAAGGAAGTGGGCGATCAGTGGCGCACGCCGGACAACATTTTCTGGGGAATTAACACCCTGTTTGGCCCGTTTGTTCTGGATCTGTTTACTGACGGTGATAACGCCAAATGTGCCGCGTATTACACGGCGGAAGATAACGCGCTGGCGCATGACTGGTCAGAACGTCTTGCGGAGCTTAAAGGTGCTGCCTTTGGTAATCCCCCATACAGCCGCGCCAGTCAGCATGAGGGGCAATACATCACCGGCATGCGTTACATCATGAAACATGCCAGTGCCATGCGTGATAAGGGCGGGCGCTATGTTTTCCTGATCAAAGCTGCCACCAGCGAAGTGTGGTGGCCGGAAGATGCGGACCATATTGCTTTTATTCGCGGGCGTATTGGTTTTGAACTGCCTGCCTGGTTTATCCCGAAGGATGAGAAGCAGGTGCCGACAGGCGCTTTCTTCGCTGGTGCTATTGCTGTTTTCGACAAGACCTGGAAGGGACCGGCAATCAGCTACATCGGGCGCGATGAACTTGAGGCATGTGGTGAAGCCTTTCTGGTGCAGGTTCGCCAGCAGGCGGAAAAACTGGTCAGGGAGATGGCGGCATGACGACGTTAACTCAATGCCAGCAGCAGGTGCTGGATATGCTGATTTCTTACCAGAAAGAGCGTGGCTTTCCGCCAACCAATCAGGAGGTGGCAACCATGCTGGGATACCGTTCAGTGAATGCAGCGGTAGAGCATCTTCGTGCACTGGAGAAAAAAGGCGTCATCACGATAAAGCGTGGCGTGGCCCGGGGGATAACGCTTCATACCGCGGTGAAGGACGACGACAGCGAGGCGGTCGGGATTATCCGCGCATTGCTTGCCGGTGAGGAAAACGCCAGGCTGCGTGCAGCCCACTGGTTACATGAGAGAGGCCTGAAAGTATGAAGCTGATCTTGCCTTTCCCGCCCAGCGTGAACACGTACTGGCGACACCCCAACAAAGGGGCGTTTGCTGGTAAGAGCCTGATAAGCGCGGCGGGGCGAAAATTCCAGAGCGCGGCGTGCGCAGCAATAGTTGAGCAGTTACGTCGTCTGCCGAAACCAACGTCGGCACCTGCTTCAGTGGAGATCGTGTTGTTTCCTCCGGATAACCGGATCCGCGATCTGGACAACTATAACAAGGCGCTGTTTGACGCCCTGACCCACGCGGGTGTGTGGGAAGACGACAGTCAGGTGAAAAGAATGCTGGTGGAGTGGGGACCGGTTATCCCGGAAGGGAAGGTCGAGATCACTATCAGTAAGTACGAGAAAACGGCGGGTGCAGCCGCCTGATTAAGAGGAGAAACGAAGTATGAATAATCTGATGGTCATTGATGGTATTGAAGTTCGTCGTGATGCTTATGGGCGTTACAGCCTGAACGATCTGCATCGCGCAGCAGTAGCATCTGGTGCAAATGCCAGAACCAAGGAGCCGGGAAAGTTTCTTTCCAGCCAACAAACTGTTGAGCTTGTTCATGAATTGACCAACACCCAGAATTTGGGTGTTGACCCGGTGAGTGTGATTCATGGGGGAAATGAACGGGGAACGTATGTCTGCAAGGAACTGGTGTATGCCTATGCAATGTGGATCAGCCCGTCATTCCATCTGAAGGTGATCCGTACTTTCGATATGGTAACCAGCGCACCGGAAAAATTATCCGGACAGGCTGCTGACAAGATGCAGGCTGGCGTGATCCTGCTGGACTTTATGCGCCGGGAGTTAAACCTGTCTAACTCTTCAGTGCTTGGTGCCTGTCAGAAACTCCAGGAGGCTGTTGGCTTACCGAATCTGGCACCGCGCTATGCCATTGATGCTCCTGCTGACGCGCCTGATGGCTCAAGCCGCCCCACGCTGTCATTGAGTGCACTGCTGAAGCAGTATGGTATCCGCCTGACAGCTAATCAGGCATATCACCAGATGGCGAAGCTGGGGATCGTTGAACAACGTGAACGATACAGCCGCACTGCGATTAACAACATCAAAAAATTCTGGTCGCTGACGGCGAAAGGCTGCATGTTCGGCAAGAACATCACCAGTCCCGCAAATCCGCGCGAGACGCAGCCGCATTTCTTCGAATCCCGATTCCCTGAGCTGTTAAAGCTGCTCGATACCGTTCATTGAGGTGACCGTGAGAGCACTACTGACCCCTGAAATTGCCCCGCGTATGGGGATCGTATTGTTCAGACCAGGTTCAGAGCTGATGCCCTTGTTTATGCAGGGGCGTGTCCTGCTGGAGCCTGAGCCGGAACGTTATTCATCTTTCGCCAGTGGTGCCGTTCCGGCGGCATCACAACCGCTGGCGGATGATCCTGCCGTTCGGGCCGTGTTCCGCAATGAGGCAGTGATCCGTCGTGCTGGTGGAGTGGAATGTCTTGAAAGCTGGTTACTTCGTGAAAAAGGCTGCCAGTGGCCTCATTCCGACTGGCACAGCGAGAACATGACCACAATGCGACACGCGCCGGGCGCAATCCGTCTGTGCTGGCACTGCGATAACCAGCTGCGCGATCAGTTCACGGAACGGCTGGAATCAATGGCAACGGATAACTGTGCCCGCTGGGTGTTGTCTGTCGTGCGTCGGGATCTCGGTTTTGATGATAGTCACGTTGTGACAATGCCGGAACTGTGCTGGTGGCTGGTTCGTAATGACCTGGCGGATGCCTTACCGGAAAGTGCAGCCCGTAAGGCACTGAGATTACCGAAGCCTGTTGTGCCGTCTGTCACCCGGGAAAGTGACCTTGTGCCTTCGGTTCCTGCCACCAGCATCATCCAGGATAAAGCGAAAAAGGTGCTGGCGCTGAAAGTGGATCCGGAGTCGCCGGAGTCTTTTATGTTACGCCCAAAACGTCGCCGCTGGGTTAACGAAAAGTACACGCGCTGGGTTAAGACGCAGCCGTGTGCATGTTGTGGAAAGCCTGCTGATGATCCCCACCACCTGATAGGCCACGGTCAGGGCGGGATGGGTACAAAAGCGCATGACCTCTTTGTGTTGCCTTTGTGCAGAAAGCATCACGACGAGCTGCATGCGGATACCGTGGCATTTGAAGAGAAGTATGGCTCCCAGCTGGAGCTGATATTTCGTTTTATCGATCGCGCGCTGGCAATTGGCGTGCTGGCGTAAGTGGAGAACGAGCATGAACCTTGAAGCCTTACCGAAATATTACTCCCCAAAATCTCCAAAATTGAGCGATGACGCACCGGCGACAGGCTCTGGTGGTTTAACAATTACGGATGTAATGGCTGCGCAGGGGATGGTGCAGTCGAAAGCACCGCTTGGGTTTGCCTTATTCCTGGCAAAAGTTGGTGTTCAGGATCCTCAGTTTGCGATTGAAGGTCTGCTCAATTACGCGATGGCACTGGATAACCCGACATTGAACAAATTGAGTGAAGAAACCCGGCTACAGATCATTCCTTACCTTGTGAATTTTGCCTTTGCTGATTATTCCAGGTCTGCGGCAAGTAAGGCTCGCTGTGAGCATTGTGCTGGTACTGGATTTCATAATGTATTGCGCGAAGTGGTGAAACACTCCAGAAGCGGGGAATCTGTTATCAAGGAAGAGTGGGTAAAGGAACTGTGTCAGCATTGCCATGGTAAGGGAGAAGTCAGCACAGCGTGCAGAGGGTGTAAGGGTAAAGGTATTGTCCTGGATGAAAAAAGGACCCGGCTTCATGGCACGCCTGTTTATAAGATTTGTGGACGTTGCAATGGAAACCGGTTTAGCCGTTTACCAACGACACTGGCGCGGTGTCATGTACAGAAACTGGTACCAGATTTGACGGATTATCAGTGGTACAAAGGATATGCAGATGTCATTGATAAACTGGTGACAAAGTGCTGGCAGGAAGAAGCATATGCTGAGACGCAATTAAGAAAAGTGACGAGATAAATGATTTTCGCCGAAGATGGCGACATAATTCTTGCATTTTTCAAAAAATATGGATAAGATTTTCCCAACGATGGGCTTTGTATGTCTACCGTTGATAAGATTTAAGAACCCGCCGCTGAGCGGGTTTTTTTGTGCCTTGATGTTGGCAGTACGGTAAACACGCTGGTGGTCGTGAATACTGACTTTTTATCTTGCTGGCTTTTTAGACAAGAGTTATTGGTATGTCATGTTAACCAGAAGGAAAAAAGACATGCTAAAACAGCTAGATATGACAGAAACGGCGAAAGTTGTTTTTAATGAATTAAGCGTCGAACCGGCAACAGTCGGGGAGATAGCACAAAACACATACCTTTCACGCGAACGCTGTCAGTTAATACTGACCCAGCTGGTTATGGCGGGGCTGGCAGATTACCAGTTCGGCTGTTACAGACGCCTTCAGCAATGAAGGGCTTTTAATTTGTGAAAATGGGCGGCTGGTGGGTGTTGGTAGCACCTGCCAGCCATTCGCTCATGCTTACTGGTCACAAGCGAACCATGGCCCACTGCTTTAGCGCAAAAGCAGAGTGAGCCTACCAGAGTTACGCTTACTGATCCATGAAAAATACTGTAAAAATAAACAGTGTTGATTTAATCAACGCTGATTGCCTGCATTTTATTCAGTCCCTGCCTGATGATTCCATTGACCTGATAGTTACCGATCCGCCGTACTTCAAAGTGAAGCCCAACGGTTGGGACAATCAGTGGAAAGGGGACGAAGATTACCTTAAGTGGCTGGACCACTGTCTGGCTCAGTTCTGGCGGGTGCTGAAACCTGCCGGAAGCCTTTACCTGTTCTGTGGACATCGCCTGGCATCTGATATCGAGATCATGATGCGTGAACGTTTCAACGTGCTTAACCATATCATCTGGGCGGTGATGCTGCCAACTTACTGATTTAGTGTATGATGGTGTTTTTGAGGTGCTCCAGTGGCTTCTGTTTCTATCAGCTGTCCCTCCTGTTCAGCTAC